AATAGTCGTTTTCGTTTTGATTTTAGCATTGTTTATTTTTGGCTGAATTTATCTATTGTAGTAGTACCCATTGCAGCTATGCAAATAACCATTACGGCATCTACAAGTTTATCCGAAGGGGCAATCTCTTGATGCGTGAAGCTATTAGCTAATAAGGTAACACAGATAAATAAAGCCGATAGTAAAGCAATAACTCGCTTTGTAGACACGCTACCTCTTTCGTCTGATAATAAATTGGCTAACCATTTCATAGTATTAATTTAAGGTGTGAAGTATAATTTTGACTCAGATGCTCTACGCTTTGTAAGACCTGCAAGAACTTTGCCACCTGCTTTATCCCACTTGGCAAACTCTAAAGCTATTGAAGGGTCGTTAGGGTTAGCGTTTACCTTCTTTAATAAAGTAGAACTCTTTAGGTTACCGATACCTGCGTTATAGGCAAAGCTTGTAAGCGCAGCGAACTGATTAGGTGTAACCGCACTCTTAACTAATGGAGCAACTTTGTCTGCAAACTCTTTAGCTATGATTTCAAATAACTCATTTGCTCGTTCTTGGGTAATCTTATCTCCTGGCTTTACAGGTGTTCCGTTTTCATAAAAAGTATTCCCGTAGCCGATAGTATCTTTTGCAGCACTGCATTTGTAAGCTACTAATTTGCAGCCTTCGTAGAATTTAATAAGGTCTTTACCTTTGTCGTTTAATTGCATTTTAATTTATTTGTGAGTATAAAAAGAATGTTAGCATAGCAAACAAAACTGAATTAAGCCTATGTAGTTTTATTTCAAACTGCACCGCTTTTTCATACTGCTCGTAAATTGCTATGTTTTTATAGTATCTATTACGATAGTCGTTTAACGTATCGTTTGATATTTTATTGCGTTGAGTAAGGGTATCTTTAAGGGTAAGTAAGTCAATGCGAAGGCTATCCCTTGTCTTAATGTTAGCTTTAATTAAGCTATCTATTCGTGTGTTTTGGTAGCTTACTAAATTAGTTAGGCTATCAAATGAGTTGTTAATCTTTTCGCCTTCTGTACGGCTAATAACAATCTTATCCTCGCCGCCTATCTTCTTAACGTATTGGGCGTAACTGGAACTTGGTGCTATTAGTATCAACAGAATTAGCGGAGTCCAATTTAGCCTTAACTTCATTTAGTTCCGTTTTTAATTCTTTTAGTTCTTGTTTTAAGGTAACTATTGTTTTCACTGTCTTAGTAATTACCTTCTTGTTATCCTGAGAAGCCACACCCTGCACTTGTTCGCTCTGCACTTGGCTTTGCTTTACTTTGTCTTGCAACTCTATAATCTGGTTATCGGTCTTAGTTCCGCAACCTATCAAAGCAATCAATACTAAATAGCGCATTACTTAAACTTTTTTAGAGCCTTTAGGTCTACTGCCATTTCCAGACGAGCCGTACTTGCTGCGTTACTGCTATCGCTCTTACGCACCATTTCATACAAGCTGCCTATCTTTTCGTCTTGCTTTTCGTTACGCTTTGCATTGTCGATATACAAGTAACTAATACCGCAGATACATAAAAATAGCATACCAACGACAGGGTTCTTGCTAAACTCCTTGAATGAAATCGGTAACGGGTTAGCTGATACGCTTACGCTTTTTGCTGCTTTTGCCATATTATTTACGTTTCCAAAAGAATAAGATTAGCGTAATTATCAATATAAGCGCAATTAGAGCCTTATAGAATTCGCTGAATGACTTATCCTTAGTTTTAATTATCTTCGAAATTTGAGTACTTTCTGTGCGATTAAGAGCCATTGAGTCCGTCTTGGTCTGCTTACTATCAGTTTGTTTCTCTTTTGTGCCTCTTGTGTAGGTCTCGGTATACTTAGGAATAGTTATCATACTGTCCTTAGTAAGCCATAAAGTATCGTAGTAAGTTATTGTCTTGGTAAAATACTCTTCCTTTTCTACTATTTTAGTTACGCTATCTAAAACGACTACACGCACCGAGTCAAAAGTTTTAACAACAGTGCTATCTAAACGCTCCGATGCCTTCTTAACTGAAGCACACGAAGTAAGTAATAAGGCTAAAAGAATTAATCTCATTTTAGTTTCTTAGTCATTTTGTAGTAGTAGCGAATAGCCATTGCTCCAGAAACAATAGCCACCAAACTTGCAATCAATGTGAATAGTGGTTGAATACTTGTAATGCTTATTGTAGCACTTACTACTGATACGATTGTTGATTGGTCTGCTTGGTGGTTACTTTCCATTTATAGTTCTATGTCTTCTTGTTTGTTAAATTCGATGCCAGTAGTCCAATCTTCTAAAAAAGTAAAGTCCTCGAGACCTTGTGGATTGACTACGTTAATTATTTGAAAATCAAATTCTTTATCATTTAAGGTTTCAATATCTTTGGTAAGCTTCTTGATGCCTTCTTTTGAGAACTTGTAATCTCCTTTTTCTGTAAGTACTAAAATGCCTTTTTCGTCTACTGAAGCGTTATCCAAACGAAGTTCCTCAACTTGTGAGTTGTAATCTTCGTGGTACTTTTTAACCTTCTCATAAACTTTTACAAGCTTCTTAGCTACTTTTGTTTCTTGGTTTTCAATTACTGCATTAATGCTCCTGACTAATTGTAATAGTTGTTTGTACTTCATTTTCATTGTTTTTTGTTTGTAAAGATAATTGTGGATTACTAAACGGCAAAGGTAAATTTACAATTGGTGGGTTTTTAAGGTTCTCAATTTGTGTAGCTAAGTTTAAGTCCATAGCTTCTACGTTAAGACCTGCTTCTAACCAAGTACATACTTGCTCGTAAGTTAAATCTTCGTAAGCAGTAAAATCAGTTTCCGAAGGTGTTTCGCAAGACAATACTCCGTAAATATCTGCAAAGTATTGTTCGTCTGTACCCTCGTAACGATAATGCACTCTTTTAACTACGTCTGTTAATTTGTCCTCTGAAGGTGCGGTATCCATTTGAACCACTACCCATTTTGTTTGTAATGCCATTTTTAAGGTGTTGAACTATTTAAATTAATATAATATACTGTTCCGTCTACGCTTACAGGTAAGTAACCGCCAACTCCGAATGCAGTTCCACTTACTCTTGCTCCTATCTTGATTGCTGCTCTTCCCCAACCCGTGTCTGGTTCTCCTGTTTTTATTGAGCCTGTTGCTATTTCTATATTACCCCCACTTGTTATGAGCATAGCAGCACCACTTGCCGGAGTTGTGCCACCATTTGTTGTAGATTGTATAAATTCTAAACCACCGCCAATATTATAGTTGCTTGAAATAAACCAAGTTTTGCCACCACTTACACCTGCTAAATTTAATAAAGCCCCACCACTTACTGAGCCATCTCCTATTGTAACTCTTGCAGTTCCACTTGTAACAATAGAGCTTATTTGATTTGCCGTTACACTACTTGAGAATGTAGCTGCTCCTGTAGAGTTTGCTATTTTTAATCTATATATTCCATTTGTATCATCATATACAATAAATCCTGAATTATCGTTACCGATAGTAAAAGCATTATTACCTGCTCTTTGGCCATTAAACTTCATATAGGCATCATTAGCTGCATATATTTCTAATTGTCTACCAGGAGTTGTAGTTCCAATTCCTACTCGACCATTATCCTCGACACACAACATACTTCCGTCAGTACCATTTGCCCAAGTAACTCTAAAAGGGAATGTACCGCCATTACCTGCCGATTTAACTGTTAAACCATTTGTAGCAGCATTACCTACAACTCTTAATCTACCACTTGTAGTAGTATCGCCAACTACAAGGTTCCCACTCGCATCTAACGTCATAGCTTGGGTAAAGGATATAGCGTTACCTGCCGTTCCTGAAGGAGCTTGATACCAAATATATTTACCTGCATCTTGGGCGTATATTGTAGCTAACCCATTTGCTAAATACTTAAAAGTTCCATCACTATAAGCATTTTGCCCAAAATAAATATATGAAGTTCCATCAGAGCCTAAAAATCCTCCTTGATATTGTGCTACTTTATAACCACTTGCCCACGCACTCGGTGTAACTCCTAATCCTAAATTGCCTGAAGCGTCAAGAGTCATTCTTGTTGCATAAGTACTTGCTCCTGTTCTTTGTCCAAAAACTATATTTGGTGTATAAGCACCTGCACCTGAAACTGATTGTACTCCTATAAAACCATTTTGGTCATTACCTACTGCATTTTGAACTTGCCAAGAAGATAAAGAGTATCTACCATTTCCATCATTAGCATTTCTAAAATTAGTTACAAATGAATTAGCTAATGTAGTTGTTCCATCTACTATTTGTAAATGTGCAGCAGTTGTTGTATCACTAACATTAATTTGTAATCTACCTGCGGTTGGGTTAGCAACACCTAAACCAATATTTGTTCCATTGTCAGTTAATAAGCTATTCCCTATTGTACTTGTACCTGTAAACTTAGGTAGGTAGTTAGTAGTACCTGTACCCGTTACTGGATTGGTTAAAGCACTTTGCTTGTTGTTAAACGTAGTCCAATCGGTGCTTGATAATAAACCTTGCTGAGAACCACTTGCAGTTGCAATAGCTAAAGTAATAGTTCCACTTGTTGTAATAGGTGTAGAGCCAATAGTTACTCCGCTTGTTGCAGAAGATAAACCTACGCTTGTTACCGAACCCGTGCCGTAAGAAGTGCTATCTACACTACCATCGGCTTTTAAAAATTGCGAAGATGTACCGCCCGACTTAACTAAAGTAGTTGCGTTTAAAGTGCCTATGATTGTTGCAGCGTTACCCGAACCGCTTGTTTTGTTTATGTATAAGCCTTCGCCATTACCACCTTTAGTAATATTTAAAGCAATACCACTACCGCTTGAATGTGTTATTCCAACTGTATCGCCACTACCAGAACTTGAAAAAGTACCTTTAGCAGCAAGTAAAGTATGAGTTCCTAAATCTAAGTTAGCAGTTGCGCCCGTGTAAGGAACGTAACCCGATGCACTTGCACCACCTATGTCACTTAATAACTCAGCACCCGTTCTATATTTAATAACTCCGCTATCACTTACTAAAAACTTATCCGTATCGGTAGTAGCGTTTGGTATATTGTTAATCTGTACTCTACCATCTCCCCACACAAAAAAGTACTCACTTGTAGAACTTGCATTTTGTATTCTTAAAGCAATATCACTTGCGTTAGTACCTGCTACAATCAAAGCACCATAAGACAATCCCGTTGTTTGACTTCCGTTAAACTGCCAAGCAAACTGACCATCGGAAGGGTTATTATTGTAAATAACACTTCCTGTATCGTATATATTGCTATTAATTATTTCTCCGCTTGTAAAACTCCATTTAGTAACACTGTTTATAGTTCCCGTTCCTGTTACTAAAGAAGTAGGGAAGTTAGCAAGTGTACCATTACCTCGAATGTATTGTGATGTAGTACCGCTAAACGCTAAACCTAAAGTTCCGCTTGTAGTTAAAGGGCTACCAGATACGCTTATCGCATCGCCACCAACTGTTAATGCTACGCTTGTTACAGTACCTACCGCACCGCTTGAACGCTGCCAAATACTTCCTGAATAGATCACATAATCTCCCACCGCAAAAGTAATATTACCTGCGCCAAAATTTACTGTTCCTGCTACATTACAAATGTAAACATCTCCCGTGTCGCCCGTTCCGTTTGCAAGTGTAGGTGTGTTTGTAGATGCGTTCCAAGTTCCTTTGTATTCCATAATAGAACTTGGTAATTGACTAATAGGAACTTTACCGCCACTATCTAAAGAAGCATAACCATTAGCGTTGCCCTTCTCACTTCTTAGCTGATAGGTATCTAATAAAGCTTGTGAAGGGAATACCTCTACATAAGCAGAGCCACTCCACAAATAAAGTTTTTGCGTGTCTTTAGCGCAGTATATAACGTCAATAGTTCCCGGATTAGGGAACGCTGCAAGATTAGTATAAAAAGAAACTGCACCGCTAAATATCGCACCTAATTGCGCAAGTGTAATCTTCTTACTTACTCCCGTTGTAGGGTCGCCTATAATAGTTAAATCTGTACTAACTGGTGCTAACTCGGTAGCTAATTGGTTAATTTTTTTTCCTATCATCTTAGTATTGGTATATCGATGGCACTTGGCATCTGTCGTTTAAATAAGGTAATTCCATTGTAATATCTATCTTAACTCCTGCAAGATAGTCAGGGTCGCTCTCGGTAAAGTAAGTCAAAGGTGCAGTATCGCCAATATCCCAAATTGCTTTAGGATAACGTAACTGCGCCACTATGTCTTGACCGACTAAAGTCATATCACTAAGTACTTCGGTTTCGTTTGTCTCTTCCATTAACATTCTATCCATAAAATAAAGGCTAAAATTATAAGTAATATTTTTAGCGTTTATAGTTGCACCCGTTAGCGTGTAGAACATAGCAGGGTAAGTTACCTCTCCGTTGCTTAAACGTTCCCACACATCACCGAAGTAAACAAAGTTAATTTGTTCGTGGTCGTTTCCGAGTGTTGTTATCTGCTTTGTTATTTGGTTTAGGCTCAGGCTCATTCTTAATTTTTTCTAAATAAACACGAAGTTTATTTTGGTTTTTTATTGTTGTTACTTTACTCATAATTAGCAGTCGCTACAACCTCTGTTACCTTGATATAGTTCCTCAAAGCTTTTACCTGCGCAGCAATCAAAATCGCCTAACCAAATGCTCGTTGTGTAAGCATCATTCTCAGGGTGTATTGCATCAATGCCGCTTCCGGGATTAAGGTACTCAGGGTAAGTTGTAGAATATTCTTTTAGGTATTTAATCATTCTTTGCTTGTAGAACTCAGCACGAGCCTTATATCTATTAGCTACGTCTATCATATCTTGCATAGAAGGGTTCTCGGTATTTTCTCCGCCCTTTCTTAAAAGACCTTTGTTGTAGAACTGGTAAGACAAACCCATAGGTAATTCACTAAGTACATAGTGTACTAAAGTATCTGCTATATAATTGTCTAATAAAAGAACTTCGTTAGCGTTTAAGTTGTTAGCCGTAATACCTGCTTGAAGCCTGTTGTATAAAGCACTTCCAAGCGCAGGTAAGATGTAGATGTCCTGGGCAGTTTTAATTTCTGGTAGAACAAGCTTTTCATCAACATTTGCGTGAAGACCAGACCTATCTTTTATATTTTGTACAGATATGAATAATGTATTTAGGCTCATTTAATTTGTTTTAAACTTACAATTATCGAAATGCCATCTTTTTAATTGATTAACTGCACCATATAAATTACAATGAGGACAATTAGTTTTATTTTTTGGCTTTTTCATTTTTTCAATTACTTCTTGTGTATGATTCCACTTCTCTAATTTTTTTCCAAAATTCCAAGGTTTTTTATTATACCTTGGGTTTAGTTCTCCTAATTTAGAAATCATACATTTTTCTCTAAATTCTTTTGTAACAACTCTATCGATAACACCTTCTCCACCACTTGTCATATTTGTTAATATGCCTGTTTTCAAATCTTTTCTACCATATATAGATATAAACTCTTTCTCTTTTTCACAAGCTTGTTCCCAAGTCAAATTGTCCATTATTATTTCTACTTCATATTTGCTTCTACTAACTATACTATTCCATAAAAGATTTCTTCTTTTTATAGAATAAGCTCTATTGTAAGTTTCATCAGAGCCTATTCCTATGTAAAAAGGTTCGTTTTTATCAAGCCTAATATGTCTATAAACGTATGCCATTATTTTCTTTTCACGATATTGCTGCGCCACTCGTGTCTGCAACTTGGAGAATGTGTGTTTGTTCCCGGCTTAGTATACCAACCGCCTCGTCTATCCCATACAGAATAACCAAGCCTTGCACTCATTTGCTCTATCTCACTACGGCTATAAAACTTGTTAGCGGTTACTAAGTACTTACAAAAAGGTCTGCTTGTATCTAAATCGCTATCGTTAAAACCTGCTTTCCACTCGTAAGAGTAACGAATTAATATTTGCGTAGTTTGTGGCTTTATAGCTTCAACAATCTGTCCAATAGGTGCAGTTAATTGCCTTTCTATAATAACGTTACTATCAATACCTCTACCTTGCTTTACTTCGTTTGTCTTAATAAACCCCTTCTCAATTAATAGATCAATAACACGCTTTACCGCACCTACATCTTCTTTTAAAGTGTCAGCAATTACCTCTGGAGTAATACGCTTGTCTTTAACAATTAAGTCCAATATGTTAGATTGTAACTGCGATACATCTGCAAACATTTCAAAGTCGGTATCATCGTTAAATCTTGACTTGCTTTTAAATACTTCGTAGGCATTTCTATCTTCTCCGAACTCAAAGAAAACCTGAAAATCAGTTTCGTTAAATTCTAATTCCTCAGCACCTAACCAAGTAGAAACTTCGTCATCACTTAAAGCATATCCACCTTTTAACATAGAACTTGCTTGTTCCCTTGTTATCTTGCCTTTGTTAAAATCTCTAATAATACGCTGCATATTTTGCCATTCCCTACCTTTCAATCCTTTAATATGCTCGTTCACACTTAAAGGACTTGCTGCCATTGGCTGCTCGGTTTCTGCAACTATTCCGTATTGTGTAGGGTCAATTCCTAACTTCTCTAATATCCACTCTTTTGGTGCTACTTGTAAAATAACATTTTCGCTAAAGTCAATTCCAATAGGGTCTACCGGTTGAAGTTTTAACTCTTCCGTTACACCTGCATATTGACCTAACATATTAAATACGCCTTCGATTTGCATTTGTTTATAGCGTACATAAGTGTTATTGAATATTTCGTAGCTATCGCGCATCTGTTGTCTGTTTCCTAATTGACCAGGAACGGCAATACCAAAAAGTTCTGCAGAGGTAATTTGATGTCCAGAAAATATGTTAGTTTGTATTAACTCGTCTACTCTACCAAAGTCCTCTTTAGTTAGATCACTTGCACCCAAATCATCAACAATAGGCTTACGGGTTAAATCGTTTACAAACGCAAGTAAATACTTCTTGCCGTCTGCACCCGTGTACATATTGTCGAACTGTCTGCTAACAAGTCGCTTTTCCTCTGGGCTTGGTTCTCCGTTTGGTAAAGTAATAAGTTTACTTGCAGAAAACCCTGTTTGAGCATTTCCTAAAACGTGCTTACTAACTTCAACATCACTTTCGATGTAGTTAAGCGCACCAAAATAACCAGGAAGGCTATAAACGTTCATTCCTGGGCGATACTCCTTTACATAAAGTATCTGCACACCTTGTGGGTTAGCAGGGTTAAACGCATTGTAAATTTCAGCCTTTTCTTGGTTGCGTGTAGCTTTCCAATCGTCTTTGTACCAGAATTGAGTATTGTCTTTATTGGTTCTAATCTTTGTATAATCACAATGCCACAACTCCGCTACTTGACCACCCATAACACTCCAAATAACTTGGATATAAGCACCACCAAATAGTTCTAAATCTAAAGCAACCTTTTTAGTAAGGTCGTTAAGGCTTTCCTCTCTATTTACTTTTTTAACTAAAGCTTCTTCTCCTGCCCAACCATTGCCAACAATGTAGTTAACCTTGCCACGAATAATTGCGTTATGCTTTGCTGATTTGTTAAATAGGTCTAATAAGTATTGCGGATAGTCATTGTTTTGACCATACTGCATATAACCTTCGCCTTTTTTCTCTTTATATTCCGGTTGCTTTGCTTCCGCAAATGTCAATACTTGTATTTCCATTATTGTCTAATTGTGAATGTGCTTGTTGTTTCGTATTCTGTGAATGATATAGTCGTACCCTCAAGTTCCATAATGCCGCTTTCAAGCAGGTTTAAGCCTGTCGGGTTTAGGTTTGATGTACTTGCTTGTTCGTAGATTGTGTAGGTGTATTGCCCGTTTAAAGCCGTATTAAAAAAGCTATTAACTACAATGCTAAACTCATTGTAACGTTCCTTGTAAGCACTTATGTCTGTATTGTTAAGCCTTACAAACTTTATTTCCGTGTTAGTGCTTCTATTCTCAAAAATGAATAGATAGTTCGGGCTTGTTAAAAGCTGCTTTTCAGTCAAGGTAAGTATTATGTTTTGGGTTTGCCCCTTAATTAATCTTATCACAACTATAAATATAAACTATTGCGATTGTTTGCAAAATAAAAAACCCCCACCTAATTAAAGGCGAGGGTATCTATATACAAAACCAAAACAACCTAAGTTCCCGGTGTCAATAAAGCTGCAGCAACAGTTGAATTAACTGCTGGAGCAAGGGCAGCTTCTGCACCTGTAAAGGTCAAAGTGTAACCACTTCTATCGCCTTCAGCCGTACCTGTACCAGAGTTACCTGCGGTAAGGTCTAAGCCTCTTGTTTTACCTAAGTACCAGAATGCATTGTTATTATCTTTTGCAACTGCTACTAAAGTGTTTTGAGCCAACAATAAAATTTCGTTTCTTGTGTTAGCTTGTAATTTGTTTAATACTATGGTCAATTCAGGAGCATAAAAGATAGTTCCGTTTTGTACGTTTGCATTAACATTCTCAACTAATTGAGAAGTGCCTTTTACAAGTTCGTACTTATAGAACCTCTTGCCAGATGCTTTTACTAAAGCGGTAATTACACCACTTGCTTCTGTTGTAGAAGTAACATCTGCTGCTGCTATGAAATAAACCTCAGTAATACCACCTAAACTGTCTTTACAATCTAAGGTATAATTTTGAGTTAAAGCGCAAGGCATATTGTTTGAATTAAATTAGTTTGAAAAAATGGGGGATATATTTCAATCCCCCGATAAATTATGCAAGGATAAACTTCACTACTTCGTCAGGGAATGCAATGTTTACACCCATCTTAAACTCAGATACGAAACGTACTTGGTCAGCTTCTTTAGCATAGAAAATTTCAAACTTCTCTTCTTCGTTCAATAAGTCAGTACCTAAGAACATATTGCTTAAACGCATAGCGTAAACTTTGTTTGTTCCGTTAAGACCTGCAACTGCAATTACTTTAATTGTAGTACCAGGAAGTACAAATTCGCTATCAGCTTTCACATCAATTTGGTAATTGAAGCTACCGCTATTTTTAAGAGCAACAGTGTAAGTTCTAAATAAATCTTGACCGCAGAAGATAGTCATATCGTCAGCCGCTACAACTTGTGCAGGGATTGCTTGGTAAACACCATCAAAGATAGAGATTACGTTTGCAGCAGTAATGCTTGATAAAGGCGCACCTGAAATAAAAGTTGAAGCGTTAGCAGCAACAACACCTGAAGCAGCACCGATTAATTTTACAAGACCATCAAAGCGGTTAAGGTTAACATTCACACTTGAAGTGTCTCCAGTCCATAACGCAGTTTCTAATTGAGCAGCGATTGTCTTAGCTTTCTTTTCGCTATACTCTTGCTCGAAAGGAATACTGTCATACATAGAACCAGTAGGTAAAGCTTTTTGTAAATACTTTGCTTCAAGGTCTTTAGGACATAAAGCTTCGTTTACTTTAATTTTACCAGGAGTTACAGTACGTTGAGTAAAGGTAGTAGAACCAGAAGCATTAAAGCCACAAGAAGCACCATCTTGGAAGATAGCGTCTGTGCTTAAAATATTTATCTTCTCAGAACTCTTAACGCCAACCATAATATTTCCAGCGCTCTTAATAAGAGCAGCAGTTTTTGCACCCAATACAGATGAAGTTACAAGTAGAGCTTCGTTTTCTTTTGTATAGTTTGCTAATGCAGATACATCAAATCCCATTTTATTTTATTTTTATTTGTTTAATAAAGCGTTTCTAAATTTTTCTAATCTATCGTACTTCATTTCCTTTGTAGTTACGTTAGCAGAAAAGTTGTTTTTTGGTTGCGCAATAGGTTCAGCGTTAGGTGTCTTTGTAAGTGCTTCTATTAATTCAGCTACTTGACTAAAGCCATTCTTAACTTTTGCCTCTAATTGTGCTACTTGTGTTTTAAGATTTTCGTTTTCAGCTACTAAGTTTGTAATTTCGTCAGCCATTTTCTCATCATACTTTTTACCCATTTCAGCAGGGTTTTCGTCAGCTTCTTTAGCTTCTGCTTCTGGGGTTTCAATAGATAAGATTTTAGCGTCTTCGTCTAAAACAATTTTAGTGCCGTCTGCTAATTGGTGTTCGCCAACAGGAGCAGGACTTCCGTCTGCTAAAGTAACTTCGCCACCGATAGCTAATTCGCTAATCATAACCTTTGTACCATCCATAAGGCTATATTCTGCGAATGTAACAGGTACTTCCTCGATAGGTGCTTCAGCAGGAGCAGGTGCTTCTACTTGTGGCATATCTTCGAATAAAGCCCTAATTTGCATAATTGCATCTTTTGCGTTCATCATTCTTTTTGTTTAAATATTAATAAAAGATTTTGTTTATCATTTAACCCGTTGCAATATTTCCTTAATTGCATTCATAAGTTCTTGTTCTTTGCTTGGCTTTGTCTTGTAGGTAAACAATCCTTCTACGCTAAAGCCTTTAAATTTACCCTCTTTAACATCGTTCCATACATCTTCGTTGTCTACTTTAAAAGAACCAAACCAAGACCCGTCAGGTGCATCTTCAAATCCTTTCATTGGTTGTATGCCTCTGCTTTGATCTGTAATAAAACTTTCAAACATAGTAACCCCTTCTACTTGTTGGTCAGGGGAGTGCATTAAGTTTACGTTTGACTGGTAGCCTCTTTTGAAAAACTTTTGCGCAATCTTAAAAATAGTATCTTTAGAGAACACCACATAGTAATCGCCGTAAGTAGCATCGCTGCGAAAAATAGGTACGTCAGCCAACATAAGAGGTCCAGAAATAATACGCTTATCTTCGCTAACCACTTCAAAGCGTTGTTGGTTTTTAAAGGCATTCCAATTCTTTTGAATAGCAGGTTTGTCTACGAGTGCCACATAGTCCACTTCGGCATCGTCATTCATATCCTCGCTAATGTCTAATAAATAAACAGGTAAGTCCATATTTCTAAATATTAATGGTTTTAAATTGTTATCATTTAACCGAACCTTGCTCTTTGCTGAATAGCTGCAATTCTTTGTTGGTTACTTGTTACATCGCTTTCTACAACATAGCTTCTAATGGCTTGGTTGCCTATTGCGTTAATTGTCTGGCTACTTAAATTAGTAGTCGCTGCTTGAGGTTGTGGCGGTGTTATTGGTGCTGCTGAATTAATGCTTGGCGCACTTGCTCCACCCCCTACGCTTCCAGTTCCTCTTGCTGAAGGTATATTTGTAGAAACAATCCTTTTAACGTTTGCCAATCCTGCTGCAACTGTGGCTGCTGCTGCAATCGCTCCGAATGGTGGGGGATAAGCACCTAACGCTTTAGTTGCACCTTCGTAAGTAGACATAACCGCCTTAGCAACTGCGATAGCTTTACCTGCAACGCTATTTTGATCTATAATAGTTGCAACTGCATCAAGGGCAGCCATAGCACCTTGCTTTTGTAATTCAAGTTCTTTTAACTTGTTTTCGGTAGCAATCCTGTCAATTTCAGCTTGTGTCTTTGCTAAGTTTTGTTGCTCTTGTATACCTTGTAAAGCGAAGTTAGTCATAGTAGACATAACTGCTTTTTGGTTTGCTATCCTTTCATTATCTATTGCTTCTTGCTCTTTTTTAGCCTTCTCTTCTGCATCTTTTTTATCCTGAGCAACTTGGTCTTGCGTTACTAAGTTATCTTCTGCAAGTAGCTTCCTTCGGTCTTGTTGTGTCTTTAATAATTCCTCGCTTAGCCTTTCCTCTTCTGCTTTTCTTTTTTCTGCTTCAGCTTTACGTCTTGCATCTGCTTCTTTACTTGCATCTGCTCCTGCTTTAGCATTTTCTTTTAATACATCTTGTTGCCTCTTTTGTTCTTGGGCATCTAAAACCGCTTGTTCTGTTTTTAAACTCCTAAACTTCTTAAGTTCCTCTTCGTTTAAACCTTCCTTAGTTTTTAGCTTTGCCCTTAAAAAAGTAAGTTCGTTTTCGCCTTGTTGTTTGCTAAGTGCGTATATCTCTTTTTCCTTACCGCCTTGTGCAGTAAGTACTTTAATTCTTGCCTCAATACCTTCATTACCTCGCTTAGTTGTTTTTTCTAAAGAAGCCAAAGCACGTTCTGCTTGTGATGTTACCCCTACAAAATCAGTTACTTTTGTAATGATGCTACTAAAGAACGTTCCAACTTGTGCAAGTCCTGGAACTAAACTTAGTACCGCCTTCTTTACTTTGTCAAAGTTAGCAGCCACTAACCCAATTCCGATTGCTAAAGCACCAATTCCCGTTGCGATTAAAGCACCTCTTAAAGTAGAGAACGCACTTACTACCTGCGTTTTAATAACTGTACCTAATTGCTTAAAGCTATCAATACTTTCCCCTACTGCTTGTAAGCCTTGTGATAAAGCCATAGCAGAATTTACTTTAAGTAAAGTTTTCTGTAAGTCCTCATTCTCTTTACCAAATAAAGCAGTTGCACCTTGTAAAGCACTAAAGCCACCGGCTACACCACTAAGCGAAGCAGTTAAGGCTTTAAACTTAGCATCTGGATTAAAGGCATCAATTAAACTTTTAGCATCTCCGATTTGGTCTTTAAGTTCTGCTGCCCTCTTTGCTGCGTTTACGGCTTCCTTGCTACTTGCTCCAAACTGCTCAGATAGTTTTGTTACCTCAGCCGTTGCCTCTCTTAACTGCGCTTTTAACGAGCCTAATGCTTGGTCTTGGTTACCGCCAACCTGTATATTTATACCTACGTTCTCTTGTGCCATTAGTATGATGTTTCTATTACTTTAAGAAATGATAATTTAGTAGTGTTGTATTCCATTGGGTTAAAGTTCTCGACTTTGTTAAGCCTAAACAATACCCCGTCTATAAATACATACTTACTAAAATCTAAATTAAAAATGTCTACAATATCCAATAAACCAAAACAAGTTAATAGCTTACTATCCTTGCTTGTTATTTCTGCAAGGTAAGGACTATGAAAGGCATTAAATACGTTTGTACTTGGGTAGCTATTAGGGTTAAATTGTAGTTCTTTAGGTGCGCCAAAGTTTATGTCATTAGTAGGGTTAATAGGGTCGTCTAAGTGTCCTGCATAACCATAGCTTGTAAAAGTTCCTAAAGTTGATGTTGTATCCATTATTTTCCAACTCCCAACACCTGTTATTTTCTTGGTCTGCATTATACGAATAATGCTCTCCATTCTATCCTCTGCACTATTTGTGTTTGACTTTTTATAGATAGCAGGGAATACTTTGTCCTCTCCGTTTTGTTGGAATAATACAGATGCAGCAAATATAACTTCTAAAGTGTCGGTTTCTTTTACAAAGTCAAATTCAGTATCGTAAATAAAATCTCCATAACCTTCGGTGTACTTCTTGCGATAGTTTTCTCCGTAGAAATCATTATCCGCTTTAAACTTATAGTTATAGTAACGAGCATTAACCTCACTCATTGGCTTTATGCTTATAGGCTTTGCACGATCTACTTTGTTAGTCCAATCTTCTGCCGTAGCTGATACCTCAGGATAAAAGTCCACATACGGACTAATAACCAATTCCTTGTCGTTAAACTTATTCTCATAAACGTAAAGGTTAAACATCTTAACAATGCTTAAAAAGAAATCTGTTTGAAATATACCTTTAGGAATAATATCGTTAACCTTAATTGTTTCTCCTAAGTTTACCTGGACTTGCGTAGGTGTGCTTGTAGTTACACCAAGTTCTCCTAATGTAATATCAAGGATAACCCCGTTAGCTACTATTTCAACTTGCATATAGTCGGTGTTAGCAAAGGTTATCCCACTTGCAGTAAACTCGCAATTAAAAAAGCTACTAACACTTGCATCAAAATCTTGTCTTCCTATTTGTACGTTATTCTTTTTAAGTACAACAGAAAAGTTTGGCAAAGGTAGATTGTAAAATGTTACGTTTCCTCTTAATAAAACTTGTATATCTGTTGTAATAGTTACCCCACTTGTATAAGTAAATAACTGCCCTAAGCCGTCAAGTGTAAAGCTACCTGCCGTTACCATTGTATATTCTACAATAGAACTAAGGTTTGTATTTATAGTAATTAACTTGGCTGCTGCGTTAAGGCTTGTATTATTTAGAGTAGAAATGTTTGTTTGGTTATGCGGTATAATAAGCCTCTTAAATAAAGCCGTATCAAAGAACGGGCAACTAAAAGTATAATTTGTTCCTGCAAATATCTTTTGCATATACTCCTTAACATACAAAGCAGGTCTAAACGTTGTATATTGGAAGTCCTTTTTAATTACTCCGTATTGTCCTGTACTTACGTTTCCGTAATCTATAAGCGGATAGTAATAACCAGAACCCCCTGCATTATTCCAACTATTACTAATATTAGCTACGCTATAAGTATGGTTGTAAGCACTAAAATCTAAATCTTCTAAACGCTTATTTCCTAACTGATTAATAAACCCACCAAGTTCCCCTACAACACTACATTGGTATTCAATAGTTTCTTTGTCTATAACTATTTCCAATATTCGTAAAGTGCCTTTAAATATCTGCACCTTGTCGATAAAGATTTTGCAGTTAGCTTGTTTAGTTACATTAAAGTTATACCCTACGTTTGGTAAGGTATTATCGGTAAAGTTAGCATTGTTAAGTTCGAAGATGTACCCAAAGATAAGGTTATTGTTTGCCGTTCCTGGAACGCTTATTGTTTTGCTATAAGATGTATTGCGACTACCGAACTCACTTACATCGTCAATGGCATAAGTAAACTCGGTAGATATATCCTGCAATAAATCAATCTTCTGTTCTTCGATGTATATTTCAGTACTAATCATTATCTAAATTGGCTTGTTAAATACTTACCTACTTCTACTTCAATTTCAAAGTTAAATAGTTTATCCGCACTTTCTAACTTATACTCATAATTGCTTGTGCTTATGGTAACAGGGAAGTAAGCACCAAGAACCTCCATATATACAATAGGACTCGATACAAGCTGAGCCAACCAAGAATAGTCTTGTTCACTAACCCAATCACTAATAAGCTTATATTTATCTTTATGCTGAATAGCATAGTTGAAAGTTGTTTCGTTATATCTGTTATATCCATCTATATTTGTCATTTGCCCACCTACAAGTTGCCAATCGCTACGCCTGTAAGATGCTCTTTGATATTCGCTCGACCTTCTATTAACAAGGGCGAACTTCTTTGTGTCCCAACCGCCAAGCCTATTTAGAAACTCTAAGTTAAATTGTTGGTATTTAGGATAGCACTTATGTCTTATCTTAATTACCCTTGTCTTTGCTATTCCTCTTTTTAAATAGAAATTATAGCCGTAAGTATTCTCGTTGATTATAGTTCCAGATGCCCAATCGTTTATATGCCCTGCTTGTAGATTAAACATATTAAATTGTCCGTTCAAGGTTATGTTACCCGATACTGTATTAGTAACTGCTTCATTTTGTCCGACTACTTCAACCCAAGCTGAATAACCGCCCGTTGCTATTCGTAAAAACGTAATGTAAAAGTTATCTCCGTATTCAAGCGTTATGTTATCCGTATCACGTTCCGTTAAGAAGTCATCGGTAAAGTTTTCCAATAGTAAATTATCGTAATAGTCCGATAACACTAAAGGTGTTTTGTTTTTTGTTAAAAATACGTCTGCAAACAATGGCGGTACAAAGTTGTAAGCAGAGAAGTTGCCAGACGCTAAGTTTGTAGTCGTTACACCGCTTACCTCTTCGCCTATTCTTAGTTGATAATCTACTTTGATTTTATCGTTTGATGCTACAAGTATTGAATTGCCCGAAGGCTCAAAATAGTTAGTAACAAAACTTCTAACCATTGGAGATGCGTTAAACACCCCGTAGCTACCTTCTGCACTTGGAGCAGGGAATACCTTAGACCTAATTATTTGACTTCCGTTTATGTAGACATCATAAACAAACTTAAAGTTTGTAGTTCCGCTATTAGTAGAACTTGATACGAACCACAGGTTATCGTGCATAGACGAATAAGGTGCAGGACTACTTGTTACTGTTATTGCCATTCTTACTTTCGTTAATTGTTTGCTTTATTTGTATTTGAATATCGCCCCCTACTGCAAGTGCTATATTCTCAATAAATTCTTTATTAAATATTTGTGCTACCGCTCTATCAAAGTAGCGTGTAGATTTTAAACCTTTCCTATGTATACTACGAGCAATTAAAAAGGCTAAGGACTTCTTGCTATCTATTGCTTTGCTTTCCGTTCCAAGCTTTGTGTACTTTTTTACTGATACAGATTTTAACTTGTTATATCCAAGCCATTTTTCTATTGAACTGACCGGAACTGCTTTTTTATTACCCTTAAAAGCATAAGGTGTTTTGCCGTCTGCTTTCTCGTTCTTTGTACCTTTTACCCCTTTGTTTACAAAGTCATAGTATTTAGATGCTTCGCTTCCTGGTTCGTAACCTAAGCTTAAAATGTAACCTGTTCCGAATTTAGTAATGATTGGTAAAGCCGGTTCTGCTAATCTACCAGAACTTGTAATATTATCCTTATCAAGTATTTCTACTATCTTATCGTTAAACGCTTTACCATATAAAGCTAAAGTATCTTCTAAAACGGGAAGTTCTCCTGGCTTGTATTTATTAAAGCTACCGCCTAAGCTTTGTATAAAGCCTTCCCTCAACGCTTGTATTTGTGCTTTAGATATACTCACGCTAATAAATATAAGGAAGGTCTAAAAATAACTAACCCCACCAAAATTGGCAGGGTCGTGGGGGTCTACTTTAATTTCCTATGTTGCTCCTTGTCATAATCAGCCTTAGCCTTTAGATAGGATAGTGTATTTAAGAATTGTATTGTGGTTAACTCATAGCTTTGGTCAACTGTGATATTTTCGTGGTCGGCAACAGATTTGGTACAATATTGCCATCCAAAGTCTCGCATAAAGTTTGAACCACCTTTAGTGCCGTCTCCGTATCCAGACCCTTCGCTATCATCTCTTGTATCAAATAACCCTGAGAAACTTCTATCCAATTTCTGTAAACTTGATAAAAAAAAACAATGGATTGGTAAACGTGCATAAAATTTGCCCCTTGTAAATCTTCTGCATATTGGCTATGCTTAGCTGCATCGTACTTCTCATTTTTCCATTTGCCGTACCAAGTTTTGCGCTGAGGCATAACCATTGAGGCTGCTAACTTGTGTAGGTTACCAACTAAGTCGGTGCTAAATACTTTAGTTTCTATGTATCTGGCTGCTTTGATTTGTTGCACATCATAGATAAACTTGTAACGTTTGCCGTTTACTTCGGTGTACTTAACCGGCTTACCTTCTATTTTGTCGTCTAAGAAGCTTAAGTTTACCTTTAATTTGTTAAACTGCTTTACGCTTAGGCTATCTACCTGGGTGTCGGTAAGGTTAAAGATTATACCTACTAACTTACTTTCCACGTCTAAGGTAGTCCAATCCTTCTCAGGCTTTGTAACTATTGGGTAAATCTGTTGGTACTGCCAAACTGTTAATTCGTTCCAAGTCATTTTCTTAGTTTTAATATTATCTCATAAGCAAGATGCCCACCTATGTAAGCTAACGCTGCCAAAGGTAAGCAAATTGCAAAGAAGTACAATATTTTTATTACTTTAATGATACGGCTACACTTGTTGTGCTACTCTTAGCAGGTGGGTAAACCTTTGTAACCTCGCCCGTAACTCCGTTAATAATATCAAGTCCTTGATGCGGAACTTTCTTTAAGAAATCTTCCATATCCTTTTTGGCTTTAGCTGCGCTATTGTACTCGCTTAATATCTCATCGTATGCAGGACTTTCACATTTGCTAAAGTCATACTTAACCCCTACTTCTCTAATGTTAAACTTTGCGCTCATATACTCAAAGTCCTTACCATTAAGAACGGCTGCTTGTAATACGGCATCTTTGTAGTCCTTGTTTGCCTTTAGGGTTTCAAGCATATCCTCTAAGGCTTTAACCTGGAGGTGTGTTTTTAACGGATCAAGTTCCCCTGCGTTTAAACGTTCAATTAATTGGTGGGTAAACTCCACCCTTTGTTCTTTTGTTGTTTCGAAGATTTGTTGTAGTTCCATTTGTTTAGTTTTGGTTAAAATATTCTGGATAGTCAAGTAATTTAAATTTACCCGTTTGTTTTAATTTGTTTAATTTTCTCCATAAATACATATAAGATATTTTACAATCTTTACTCAATTTGCTTATATTTTTATTGTGATTATAGTAAGCTTTTAAAAGTTCTATTTCAAACCAATGCATACTATTAATCAATTTTTTTATATCTGCATTCATATCGTTTCGGGTTTGTAGTTATCAATATCAAAAAAGCCAATTTCTGACTTATGTTCTGGTTTCCTTAATCTACGCTTTGCAGGTTCGTAACCCTTCTCGTTGCAGTAGGTAAGTATTTCCAAATAGGTCGCATCTATGTTATTCATCATTATACTAATAGGCTCACTTGCGTAATATTTGTCTATGTAATCTTTTGTGCTTTGGGTCATAGTTTTTAATTGTGTAGTCAAATAATGCTGCCATTACAAAACCTGTTGCAATTAGCAGAAGGCAAATAGCGTATATCATTTTGAGTATATATCTTGTAATTGTCCTATAAGGTAACAAGCTACTAAAAATACGGCTAAAAGTTGTGCGGTTTCTTTTTTCATTGTGTTTGTGTTTTGATTAAATAATAACCAAATATACAAGTTTTACACAATCCACCAAATTTATTTTTGTAACCTTGTTGCAATTATAGGAAGGCATACCTACCCGTGCCACGTTTAAGGCTGAAGTTCTGCCAAGCCAATGCCAAAGCCATTACGGCATCATCGTGAAAGCCTGAAGGTGCGGAGTACTTTACCCCCGTTGCCGTATACATATACTCAAATACTTCTAACTCCTGGCTAATTATCCCTTCAGGATAGCCTATTTTACCTTGATGTATTGCAGCCTGTAAGCCTTCCATAAGTTGTTGCTTACTTGAACTTGTGAACTTTAAGCCTTGTATCATTACCCCTTCTCTTTGCAGGTCTTCGAGTATCGGGTCGCCAACCCCCGTAGAATCGACAAGGATAGGGCATTTAGGCAGCCTAAGGATTGTTTGCTTGGTATTATGCCAATCCATTTGAAAGCGGTCAAAATAAGCCACATTCCCGTCTTCGTCTAAGCCTACGATAACTGTCCAATCGACCGACTTCGCAAGGTCAATACCATAAGCTACTACCGGCATTGTTGTTACTGGGTGTAAGCACTTGCGAATATGTTGGCTACCAAATGGGTTTGCTGCGTTCTCCGCAGGGTTTGCCATATACTCTTGCTCAAACACAACCTCTGGCAGTTGCTTCCTTGCATCGTCTATCTCATTCGGGTCTATGTAAGGGTTATCGTATGTAGTGAATTTAAAGCTTTGCCAATCGGGTTCGGCTTTGCTAAACAAACTAAAGAAGTAGTTTTTACCTTTAGGGGTGCTTAAGAATATAGCCTTACCCTTATAGTCAGTTAAGGTAGGTCTTATTGAGTTAAGCCACCCATCTTCTAAGTTAGGTATAAAGGAAGCCTCGTCTACTATTACCAGGTTAAACTTTCGCCCTCTTAAGTTATCCAATCGTTCCCCTGTAAAGAATTCAACTTTGCCACCATTCGGGAAGCTAATATTTAAGTCCGATTTGTTATTAGGGAATGGAAGGCTATTGCATAACTTCTCAAAAAATACCTTAGCCAATTTATAGGTAGGGGTTATGTAAGCAACCTGACCGCCTTTGATTGCGGTTGTAATACATTTGATCTGGCTTAGTTCCGATTTGCCGAACCTTCTCCCACACATAACAACTATGTACCTGGCTTCGCAGTCAAGTATCTTCTTTTGATTTATATGTCCGTTCGGTAGTTCTATCCGCATTAAAGAATTGTCTTGCCGTCTACAAATACTATCTCTATTCTGTTATCTGTTTGTATGTCCATCTGTTCTTTTGGCTTACCATATACACGGGTAAGCAAAGTTTCTAAACTATAAAGGCTGCCCTTCTCCAAGCTCTTCCGCATAGCTGCTGCTATTGTCTTTTCAAGTATTGTTGCCTTCGGGTTATCCCATACTGTTTTAAGTTCCTCTAAGTCCATTGACATCATAGCTTGTATGGTGTCGTTTATCTCCGCAAGTTTATATCCCTGCTCTTTAAGTAGGCTTACATACTTACGAGGTCTGCCGTTTGGGTTCAATGTTTCCCCCTTCTGCATTTTGTATGGCTCTATATTTTGTGGATTAGGCATCGCTGTAATTTCGCTGTTTTTAAATTGGTTCTCCGTTCTTTTTAATAACTAATGTTGGGTCAAGTTTACGCATCCTATCTACTATCACTTGGCAATATTTAGGGTCAAGTTCTGTACCGTAGCACTTCCTTTTTAATTGGTGTGCAGCTACCATTGTAGAACCAGAACCTGTAAATGGTTCAAATATTAATGAATTTTCAATTGAACTATTTTTTATTGCCTTTTCACATAATTCAATAGGTTTCATCGTAGGATGTTCTTCACTTCTTGATGGTCTATCGATATTCCATACAGTGTCTTGTTTATTATCTCCTTGCCATACTCTTTCTTTACCTTGTTTCCAACCATATATTATAGGTTCGTGCTTCCACTTATAGTCCTTATTCATTGAAAATGTACTATTGTTTTTAACCCAAACTATAATACTTGAATATTTAAAACCAGCATCAACAAAAGCTAAAATAAAATTTGCTCTTTCTAATTCACTATGTGCAACATAAATAGGACTACCATCATTCATAAATAAAAAGCAATTAGTATAAACATCGTAAAGAAATTTATAAAAGTCATTTATTTTATCATTTGCAATAGCATCTCTTTTTTTGCTACCACCTTCATAAGCCACATTGTAAGGTGGGTCTGTAAATACCATATCAGCCTTCTGCCCGTTCATTAGCTTTGCCACTTGGTCGCTATCCGTACTATCCCCACAAAGCAATCGGTGTTCCCCTATCTCAAATAAATCTCCTAATACTATATCCGTTTCTATTCCCCCGTCTGGAACTGCAAAATCATCTTCCTCGGCTTCTATAACTTCGGCATCAAAACCTGGTATATCTAATCCCCAATCAATTAGCTGCTCACTATCCCAATTATTTGCAAGGTCGTTCCAATCCCATTCGCCATAGCCTACGTTGTCTTTAACTATAAATTCCTTTTGCTGCTGCTCGGTTAATTCACTTGCTTTAATAATCGGTATCTCTTTAAGTCCTGCTTCCTTACAAGCCTTTAATCTCATATTGCCACCAAGCACAACCATATCATCATTTACTACAATAGGTCTAAGGTTTAGCATTTGTGGGAACTCGTTAATTGACTTTACGAGCTTTGCAAACTTATCGTCTTTAATTATCCTGGGGTTGTTAGGGTTTGCTTTAACTGTGTTGATTGGTACGTTTTGTATCATAGTATTCCGTTAATTATATCGTTAGCTTCGTCTATTGCATCTTCTTGGTCTAAGTATGTGTCTACGTCTGCTATATGCTTGTTAATTAGGGTTTCTGCCATTGCATAGGTGTAGTGTCCTATCGTGGTCATATCGTCTCCGTTTTTACCTGTCTTACATACTGCAAGGAAGTAAGCTTTGTGGGTTAGGAGAAGCCATATAGCGTTTAGTTTTCTCA